GATCAATCCTGCCAGCCTTGACCTGCGGCTAGGTGATCTGATCATGCTGGAGTCAGTGGAATCCCATCAGATGATTCCGCTGTCGATCAAAAATTACACTGCAGAGCACCCATACGAGCTGGTGCCAGGGCAATTCATCTTGGCGCAGACAATGGAAACGTTTGCTATGCCAGAAGATATAGCCGGCCTGTTTTTCTTGAAATCCAGCCGTGCACGCGAAGGCTACGAGAACCTGCACGCCGGCTATGCCGACCCAGGTTGGCATGGAAGCGCGCTAACGCTAGAGCTGAAAAATGCCCGCCAGTTGCAGCCGCTGCCGATTTATCCCGGGCTCAAGATCGGCCAAATGGTGTTCTTCCGCATGAGCCAGCGGCCAGCGCTTAGCTATGCCGTCACCGGTAGCTACAACAACGACAAGCTAGTCGCGGCCTCTAAGCAGTTCCTCGGCCGCAGCTAGGTGCCATGGCTCAACGCTGCATGAGCGCATAGACTCACGGATCAGCCAGTTGATCTGCGATCGCTGGCTGGCCTCTTGCTCTGCCAACAACAGCGCATATTCCAACAGTGCGTTCCAATCGCGCTGCTGATGCAACTCACGCAACATGCTGGCATTGGCAGCACCGTGAAATTGTGCTTCTATCGTGTGAACCAACGGATTCATCATGTCGGACTCTATCAAGGACTATCTCAACAGTATCGCCAAATACCCATTGCTGACACCGCAACAAGAGATACAACTTGGCAGGCGTGTCGCAAGACTCAAGGAACTGCAGCAACTTGACAGGCCATTAACAAAAGATGAACAACGCGAAGTGCGCAGCGGTGAACGTGCGCGGCAACGGTTTATTCAGTCCAACCTGCAACTGGTCGTGCATATTGCCCGCAAGTATGACAAGCGCCAGAACAAGACGCTTGAATTCATGGACCTGATCCAAGAGGGCAACATCGGCCTGTCGCGTGCAGTGGACCTGTTTGACCCCACCCGCGGCTACAAGTTTTCGACCTATGCCTACTGGTGGATCCGGCAGGGGATTACTAGGGCATTGATCAGCTACGACGCCATTATCAGGCTGCCGATTGGCGTGCATGAGATGCTGTACAAGGTCAACCGCACCATTCAAGACCTAGGCCATGAGCTAGGCCAAGCGCCCAGCACCAACCAAGTGGCAGAGCATTTGGACATGGACCCCCAAGAGCTATCCATGCTGCTGCGCCAAAGCTATCGCGTTACCAGCCTTGACCAGCACATTGCAGACTCGGAAAGCAACACCATTGCCGATACAATTGCAGATCCTACTTACGACGAAGACGATTTCTCCACTAGACAGGATATTCAAACGATGATGGGTTATTTTGCCAAATACCTTGATGAGACAACGCAATCAGTCCTTAAAGCTAGGTTGCTCAGTCAGCCGATGACATGGGCAGAACTGGAGCGCGTCACAGGCATTAACAAAACGCGCTTATACAGCATCCAGCAACGTGGCATCATGCGCCTTCGTATGCTGATGCGCAATCCACTGGCGGACACGCCCCTTGGAACCGACAATAAAAAGACACGGTGATGTCTGGCGTGTCTGCTTAAACGGTATGTGCAAAGATCACGCGCAAGACTGGCAAGCGATTATTTTCTATCATCAGATGTTGAATCAATCAACCAGTCCTGAATCTTTAGCACGCGATCAACAGTCCATGACTCCTGACGATTGAACCACTCGCGCCAATCATCACTGCCTTTTTTGCGGTTGCAATTGCGACACGCCGGCACTAAATTGCTAGCAACTGTGGCACCGCCTTTATGGCGTGGCTTGACATGGTCTAACGTGTCGGCATCAACGCCGCAGTAGGCGCACTCGTGGCCCCATGCTTCAAAGATCTGCTGCCTGAATTGATGCTTTGCACTGCGTTTTGAGACGAGGTTAGAGCCATCAATCGAGTGATCCACGCAGTTCCGGGATGGGTAGCACCTGAACCGATAGGCCCAGGATGTGATCATTAGACGGCGCTAACTCAGTGAGCCGCGCAATGAAATCATCTGATACCGCTTCCGGGTCGTCGCTGTTGCTTTCCACCACAATGGTGTACTCAAGCTCTAGGACGTACTGCCTCATCTAATAATCCCAGCGCACCCTAGGCCGACCCTTGCGGATGCCGAGATGCACAAACCCCTTCGGTGCTCCGTAGCCAACGCTGTAGGGCCATTCACGATCGACCCAGTCCTGCACCTTTTTGATGTCGGCGCCATCGACGTAAAAGTCCACGGCGCCCACGTTGGGGGCGTCGTACAGATGCTCGCTGCCAGATGCACCACCAACGGCGCGGTTGATTGCAGCTGGTCTGTAGCCGCTGGTGATCGTGATCCGTTTGCCACCAAACGCCACACGCACCCGCTCAAGAAATGCCGCTAGCTCTGCTGCAGTGTCAACTTGATGCTGTGCAACAAACCGCCGCGCCGGATCACCTAGCGCAAATTCGCCAAGCGTGAAATGCGCCGACAACTTGGTGCTGAACGGATCGGTTGGCTTGACCTTGTAGGGCAGCTCCTGCGCAGGTTCCGGTGCTCGGCCGCTCCATAGCTTGCCTTCAGCTTCACGGCGGCGCTTTAGTCCGGCCTCGACGTTGGTGCCAGGGTTCCGGTAGAGCATCATTGCTGCAGGCACATCATCCCATGCACGATCTACCAGCCGCTTGCTGATCGTCTCGAACCCGGTGGCACCGTAGAACCCGCTGCCCAGGTTGTAGGCGAAGCTGACCAGCGCGCACTGCTGGTGATCGGCCATCTCACGCCAGTGGGGCACCGTCTCGCGCAACTTGCCGGCGATCCGGTCTACCTCCTGCCGCAGCAGCATGTCGGCTTCGACCCGGTTGAGTCGATCGCCTTGCTTGACCTTGCGGCCGTCGCTGTATCTGGTCGTGCCCCAACCGATGGTCCATGGCTCGCCGCCACTGGCCGGATCGGGATACGCGTCAAGATGGCAACCCTCGAACTGCTGGATCAGCTGCAGGGCTGCGCCAAGGTCCACCTGCTTGCCATCTTGGCTCCATGTCTGAAACCAAGGCTGATCTCTATTAAACAGATCAGGCGCAACCTTTAATAGCTCGGCCTCTAATTCAGAGATTGCTGCCTGCTGATGCGGCAGCCCTTTCCAGTACCGGAACAGGTCACTGGGTTTGATTGGTGTTTTAGCCACGCTTAGGGAATGCCAGCTTCAGGGCCTGCAGCAACAGTTGAACCCAACTGTTTGACTTAAGCGGTGTCAGCGCAATGATCTCGCTGCCAGCAGCAAGGATGATTGCGATGACGGCAACGGTTTGCGCGTCCATGGTTAGCGGTGTGGCCGTGCCTCTAGGGTAGCCACCCGCTGCTCAACACCATTCAATCTCTTGAATGTTTCTTGACGGTCGCTGCGGATATCGGTATGGAGCACCTCCAGTTGTGTGGCGATGTGCTCCACTGCAGCCGTGAGCCTGATTACTGCGTCGCGGGCTTCATCATTGCGCTTGCTAAAGCCCATGGCGCCCATAGCCGCCACGCTGATGGATGCGCCAGCAACAGCAGCAATCAGCTCGATCATGTGTTCAGGTTAGCGCCCCTGTCCACGCAAAGGTTTCTTGCCGCGCCGCCGTGGCCGGCTGCGTTGGCCATAACCAATGCTAGTGGTCTTGGGCGGACCAGCCTGGTGTTCAACCCGGCTGGTGCTGCCCTTAGCTTTTACTGCCATGGCATCCCACTAGCTTTGGTGGGGTGGTGCTGCTCGTCGAGTTGCGCCTGCAGGGCAGCCTCGATCTCGGCAACCTTTTCCGGGCCAAACTTGTCCTTGACCCAGCCGACGACCATCTCTTCGGTTAAGTCGGCAAACGGCACCATGTCGTCCTCGGGGCGTTCCAGGCCGAGGCTGCCGTAGGCGCCGCTGGTGTAGGTGCCGTCGGCAGCGTTAACCGTGTAGTGGACGGTCACAACCAGCCCATCGGCTGTCTCTCGCTCGAGGTTGGCGATACGCCATGTGAATTCGGTCGTCATGGAAAAAGACGTGTTCTTTACTAGAATAGTGTCCTCGGCGTGTTGACGCACCCGAGGGATGACCGCCCTACTTGGATAGGCCGATGCCTCAGCTTAAACCGCTGCCTTCGCTCCAACGAATTCAGGAGCTGCTTTTTTACGATTCAGAAACGGGGAAGCTGTACTGGAGACAGGCAGTAGCTCGATGGATTAAACCAGGGGACGAAGCTGGTACGCGCAGCAAGCGTGCCGTAGACGTAACAATAGATAGAAAAACTTACAGGGCTCACAGAGTCATCTGGATGCTGCAAACAGGCGAAGATCCTGGAATGAGCATCATTGATCACATTGACGGAAATTTTTACGACAACAGATTCGACAACCTACGTCTTGCTACTCCGCATCAAAATCTATGCAACCAGAGAAAACGTTGCGATAATACCTCCGGACTAAAAGGTGTTTCATGGTCTGAGGAGCGGCAAAAATGGCAAACGGGTATTCAGGTCAAGGGAAAGCGAATTGCCCTAGGCCGTTTTGACACCAAAGAGGAAGCCTACGCTGCCTACTGCGAGGCAGCACGTAGGTTGCATGGTGAGTTTGCTCGGCTCGACTAGAGAAGGTGGTTAAGAGGTCTAGCGAAGGGTTGTCTCTCGATAACTATTTATCATGAAAACGTGGTCATACTCATCGGAAATACGACCGTTTTCAAAGTGACGGCGGCATTCTTCTTCTGTGCCTTCAAAAACGCACAGCCAGCCAGCGCATACGTCTTTGAGAGATCCAACGCACAAAGAAGTTGGTTCAGTCGGAGGTGGGGTAGCCATGGTTAATTAGTGGGAATGTCTAATAGGGCTGACGCCGCCTACGCAGCAGATAGGTATTAAGAAGAGAAACTGCAGCGCAAGATGAAAAAATGATGAGGTAGACCACAGACATCGTATTGAGTAGGACTACGAGAGCTGGGCTTTAACAGCAGCCATCTCCGTTTCCAGTTGCTCGATGCGATCCATTGCTTCCTGCAGCGCCTTGACGGCCTTCATGTAGAGCACCGAATAGTTGACGCTCTTGGTGACGGTGCCAAGGTCGTTACCTTCTGCATCACGGTCAGGGGATTCAGTGACGAGGCCAGGTGAAACCAGCTCAACTTCTTGGGCAACAAGGCCGATTTGGGTGTGGGTCTGACCTTCTTTGAAGTTGTACTTGCGAACCTGCAGAGCCTTCAGGTCGGCCCACTGGGAACCAGCATCAGTGATGTTCTCTTTTAGCTTGGCATCAGAGATGGCACCGTAGGAGTTGTTGGCGTTGGCTACGTTGCCGTTTGTATAAACAACAAAAACTGTGGTATTTGCCGAGGTTGTGCTTGTGGCACTGTGTCCTGCAGCAATCAAAGTGTTTGCAGTGCCCGCGCCAACGCTGGTAGCAACTTGAAGTGCGTTACCGCTAGAGAAAGCATAAGTTTGTCCATTATTGGCAATCCTCATCCGCTCCGTCGGGATGCTCGCTCCATTATTTGTGCTAAAAGATAAAGAACCTGTACTTGCTCCAGTTCTGTTTATATATATTTCACCCAAGGATTCACTGGCGTCGCTGCTGACAAAAGATAAAAACGCATAGTCGTTTAAATCCCTGCAATACAAAGCTACAGTGTTTGCGCCTGAACCAGATTTGACCCGAAGCAGTGCGTCGGCACTTTTTGTGCCAACAGTAGACGTGCCAACTAACAGGCGTCCCGAGCTGTCGATGCGGGCGCGTTCGGTGCCAGAACTGCCAAAAGCTAGTGCATCTACATCATGTTTATATTCAACATATCCTCGAAATGAATCACTGCCACTTGTTCCATCAGCAAAGTAAAGCCCGCCATAGGTTCCTGTGCCGGAATAAAGAGTTATGCCTGCGGTTGTTGTAGTTGTTGCAGCAGATCCAACAACAAGGTTAACATTACCAATAAAGCTCCCAGGACTAGTAGTGCCAATCCCTACGTTGCCTGAGTTGT